CAAGGGCCGCAAGGTCTACGTTGGTAAGCGCAGCCGCAAGGCTGGTCGCAAGACCACCCGCCGTCGCCGCTCGAAGAAGCTGAAGATGACCAAGAAGGCCATCGCCGCCCGTCGTGCCTACCGTCGCCGCTCGAAGAAGACCACCCGCCGTCGCCGCTCGAAGAAGCTGAAGATGACCAAGTCGGCCATCCGTGCTCGTCGCGCCTACCGTGCCCGTGCCCGCCGGTCGCTATTCGGTGGCTTCTGGTAGATAATATAAGTGTGTGTTGTAAATGAATGTAGTATAAATTAAATCATTTAAGTTCAAGTGAATTCAAATGATTTAGTTAATTAATTAATTCTGTTCTTGATATGCTAGTTTACTTAGAGCAATTATATGTGAGATCCTGTAGTGTTATATTTTCTCTCTTAATGTGGATTATCTTCTCGATAGACCTAATTGATGTAGGTATCGTATTATCTTTTGTTACACGCATTGGGATAATTTTGTCAGTTGTAATGTTAAATTCTACTATACATTCATTACTATAATCTTCAAGACCCTTAATAAAATCAATTTGTTCTCTTCCGGTATCAATATCCCCCTTAATTGTAGCAAAAATACAAGATTTCTTAAAATTGGTGGTATATAGGTCTATATCATTTTCATTTTCAGATACTTTCAAATTAAAACCCAGTTTTTCGGTGGGTTTCCACTTAAAACACGAATAATTTATACCTGTTGTAATTGGCAAGTTATTTGGCATAATGAATAGTTCTTCATTGTCTTCAAGTTTTGACACGCCGGATATGTCAGTGGCGTAATTTACTATATTAATTGGGACATCGGTATTAATTACATTACTAATGAAGTAACTTGAATCTGACAACCTATCTTCGTATGACGCCCTATTAATTTTATTCCCAGATGACATAAATGAGTCGCATATAATAATTTCATCCTGGGCATATGAAATATCGAATATGCTACCATAAAAGTAATCATGTGAACAGTTAATATCTATATTGTATATTGTAAAGTCTGATAGAATAATAACTGAAGTATTTTCTGCTCTAGAGTTTATAAACATAAATAGTATAGCTCTTCTAGTTTCTTTTGTGTTTTTCTTGCAAAACATATATTTATAATTTTTTAGCTTTATAAAGTGTGATCTTTCTACATTAACAGCTGTCTGGGCTGGGAAATAATAATCTGTTCTTCCTGTCCAATTATTATTAAGTAAGAATATAACCTGTTTTTTATAATCTTCGTCTGTTATTTCAGATAGCATTTAATATATTATACAATTGGATACAGTCTTTAAATATATTTAAAGATTCTTTTCATTCCTAATAAATACAAACATGTCTTTTTCGTCGCGAGAAGATACACTTGTTAAATTTTTGATCTTATTTTATAAAAATAAAATGCCCCTCCTTAGAGACATAATTTATCAAAATACTCCATTAAGCTTAAGACTTTTAGACTGGTTAGTAACTAATTATTCGAAGAAGTATAATATTATTTACCCCTTGCACCGGAGCAATGGAGACGTTACTTATTTTAATATATATTTAGACTATAAAAATCAATTGAAGGCATATTCTAAAAAATATTTTGACCCTTTTTGTAGGCAGCGGAGAATAATAATCGACATTGACACACTTAAATGGAGAGAATGTCCAGATAAGTATACTCCCGGTGATAAAGACATAGTAACAACAGTTGGCCAGCTTAATTTTTTTAGATGGGTTCTCGAAAATAAAATTTTTGATTATGCAATTTCTAATATAAAACTCATAGATGCTGATATGAATACAACACTATTAAACAAAAGAAAGGACAAACGTTCTGTTTTGTCTCCAAGTGCCGTAAAAGGGGTGTATACAAATAATTACAACGTAACTATTAAATTCAGGGGATAATATAAAAATTTAATTTAAAGTTTTAAAATATTAATAACTAACAATGGAAAATCCTTTGACAGCCTGGTTTTATTCTACCGGAAAGATTGTCACAGATTCTAATAAACAAAAGGTGACACATTTTCTATTAGACGGGGGGAAGTTAGATTTAACTAAAGATTATGAAATATTTCAAGAATTATATGCAAAATACATTAACTGTAAAAACTGTATAGTTGAAAGAAAGACCGATGTATTTAAATTTTTTATAGATTTTGATTTTAATTCAACAGAAATGCTAGATATATACAAGTTTGTAGAGGTTATACAGGACGTTATAGAAAATATATACGGATCTCCTCAATTTTGCATTATAACATCCGCTGATAAATGTAAAGAAAACTATAAATCCGGTGTGAAATACATCAAACAGGGTTATCATTTACATTGGCCAGATATCTTAGCCGATAAACCAATTGCACATAGTATCCGTAAGAACATAATCATTCGCCTAACAACAGAATTCGGTAAAATAGAATCGTGTTATGATTCATGGAATAAAATCATTGATAAATGTGTGTATGACGCAAACGGTCTTCGACTAATAGGATCAGACAAATGTTCAATTTCAGATGGTATTAAACATTATGAAAATCGAGTATACAAAGTACAGAGTGTATACATTGGGAAAGAATACAACAAACAGCTAACCGAAGATTACATTTTGGGTAATTTATTGTCTATTAAGAGGACTAGTATTAGATCTGAAGAAAATTGTACTACGCATACTATTAATCTTCAAGATTATGAAGAAACGGAGGACTCTGGGGATAGCTCAACAAAGAGTGGTTTCGATAGACTTAATAAAATGTCTGTTGAGTATATTGCAATCATTAAATTTTTTAAGAATTTTATACCACTTTATTCTACAGATGATATTCGTATAATACAGAAGGCTAGAGAACACCCAGTTTATATAATTGCCACGAAATCTAAGTACTGTCAAAATAAAGGAGATTTTCATAGGCACAATAATATATATTTCAAACTAACGCCGTGGGGGTTTTGTCAAAAATGTCTATCCGAAAGTGATGGAGAATACGGTTGTTGCCGAGAATATCAAAGCACGCCAGTATCTATTTCGCCTGGCCTGGAAAGTGCCCTGAAGTGGAAGAAACCGAAGAATAAAGATAAAGATATACCCCAACCCATACCAGTAACAAAGGAACAAAAAACAGACTATTTTTTATCTAACCTGGAAAATCTTATAACAGGTAAACCAGCTTCTATCGGACCCACTAAGGCTAAGAAAAATAAACTTAAGGCCGATTTAGCAAAGAAGACCTAGATATAATAATCGCACATGATATTAAAAATGCTATTAGTATCTTTCCTTTTATGTTAAGCTGACTAACAGACTCCATTAGATATGGAAATATATCACTGATGAGTTTATATACCGGGGCAGAATTCAGCAAAAGGGATAACCCAATAATAATTAAAAAAACCCTATGATTTTTTCTATCTTTTATTTCATTTATAATAATCTTCGTAATATTCTTTTCTACGTCTTTTTGTGAAGTATCGGCAACCTGTCTATTAGGAGGATCAGTTTTAACTCTTCTGCTAATTTTATTGGGTGCCAATTCTTCAATTACGGGTTTTCTCTGGTCATCCGTGACCTTCGGTTCTTCGTATTCTACGCGTTCTTCTATTATTTCTTCGTCTACTTTAATTAGATCTTTTATATTACATTCGAACTGAGACATTTATTATATTCAATAATAAAAAAAATGAAAATTAAACGTTTTTAATAAAATAAAAAAAATATCTTATACAATATAAAACAGAATGAGTATTAGCAATGTAGCTATTAATACATTTAACTCCAGTGGTTCTCAATCAGTGTGTAGAGCTAATAAATATGCTGAAGACACATTAATAGAATCGGATTTTTTAACTAAGTGCACAACTAAGTATATAAATGGAACTGGTCAGACAGTTGTTCAGGGAAGTATGAAAGCTTTCCCAGTTGGTCTACCCGGTCAGGCGTCCAATCATGACACATTTGCTATGCCCGACGACATCGACGCTATAAGCAGTGTTATCTTAACTGCTAGGATGGGATTCGATATCCCAACTGGTTCCGATGCAGGTGCAAATATGGCTTCCTTTGCAAATAGTACCGCTATATATTTCTCCAATACATTCTTATTAACTTTAATAAATAAGGTAGAAATAAGGCTCGGCGGATTGGTCGTAGACACTCTTACATCTGACTCAATTTTTGCAAGAAATGTAACCGAAACTGATAATTCATGTAGCATGTCGGGTAGCACAATCGACGGTCAGGAATATCCTAACATATATACAAATATCAATAGACCTGTTTACGAGGGCACCGGAACTGCTGCCATTAAAGACAATGTTATCGAATGGTCGGTTTCTATTCCGTTTACGGGAAGGTCTTCTAAGATGTCCGGGGCATTTTTACAGGCTGGGTCTACAACAAATTCACTGACTATGAAGGTTCATTATAATAAGTTCGATCCCGAGATGTTTCTCGCGGCCGTAAATGTTCCGAATACACTTCACGAACACGAGGGTCTACATGGAGCGGGCGGGTTATGGCCAATATTTGGAATTCAAAAGCTTACAAGTAATGCTACTATGATCCCTGAGAACTGGAAATTCTCGACAAGTGCTACTGTAACTACTCATATGATAACCGAGACCGAGAAAAATTTTATCCGAAATAATGTAGTAAACCGTGTTTTGAAAACATCTGAGACATTAGAATACCCAACCCCGCGGGATCTTGTGCGTGCAGATTTTACCAGTCCAATCCCTGACAACCTTCTGCAGCAGATCCCAGGGGCTCCTTCTGGCGAATATAAACAGGTGTCTTTCGATATTAGTAAGTTTGAATGTAACTGCAGTCACATCTTACTATCTTTGAGAGTGCCCGGAGTAAGTGACGACGGGTCTTTCGCAAATACTAAGATGACTAAAGCGTGGCCATTTAGTAGGGGTAACCGGTATACCGGCACTGGGGGCTCCGTCACGGCACTGCTGGCCGGAGTCTCCTCCGAATCAGCCGCCGCCGCAGCAGCAGGGCAGGCTGGTTTCGGGCCTTGGACCATATCCGGTATTAAGAAGAAGCCTTTATTTGATGGATGGTGGAGCGGCATGAGCGGTAAGGAGACCGCGGGACCTCTTGTCCCTGAAAATAATGACGGAGATTTCATGACCAATAATCTATGTCCATTAAGACACAAAAGATATGAGACCGAACCAACTCTTATTGACTGGTCCCCACTCTATTCTGAGCCCGAGAACCAGCGGCCACTGTGGGCTTCGCAGAACGGTTCTGATTACTTAATTGGTCCTTACAATAGTGGTCAGCTAGACTACATAGGGAGCGATGATCATCGTAGTTCGGATAATTTCATGCCCACAATACCTATAGTTGGTTATACTCGGGACTGGTTAGACTCGGTAGAATTGGTTATTGGAGGTAACCGGACGGGGTTTATTCCAGCATCCGCCCTTAAATTGACGAATGTAGATGAATTCGGTCTAACGAGTTCGAAGGATTCTGGTGGGATATACGTGTTAAAATTATCAGATGAGGCGTTTAGTACAGCCGGTGTTCCTCTATCCAAATGTAATAATATCAAATTGAATATTAGGATTAGAACGTCTATATACGGAACCACTGGTGCAGGCGTGGCGGCATACGCTGACGGCACTGCGCGTCGTCTTGTTATGTCTGGATTTAATCATTCTAATGACTGGACATCTCTTGGTTCTCCAAAACTAGTAGCCACCGCGGTTGGTACAACTGTCCAGACAACGGTTGGTGGTTCTATCTCGTTCGCAGCCTAAGAACCTGATAATGAATCGTAATAGTAAATGTAATATAAGGAGTAAATAATAATTAAATATATTCCTTATATTATATAATCAATGGCTACGGGGGCGCATAGTTCTATCTCCTCTTTTGATAAAACCGGAACACAGTATTTAGCAGCAACGGATACATTCAATGACGGGTCAAACCCAGTGTCTGTATTCTGGAATAAAAATGATAATATTAAACAGGTTATACACACATCGTACACAAGGGAGATACCTAGTACAATTTCTACAAAGAACGAGTCTTGGGCCGGCACTCAGGTTTTTAGTATATCTACTGATACGGATGCGGTTGGGAATTTATACTTATCTGTTGTAATAGAACTAGATACACCAGAGGCTCAATTAGACTCTGGTCCACCCAAAACTTTAACTACGTTACTTAGACGACCATCTACTAAAGAATCTATAACCGATTGGGATCTAACAGAGCCTCTTTTACATCGCATTAGGGGGGTAGAAAAAGGTTCTAAAAAACCAGAGGGAGTTCAGATTGGTTACCCCAATGGATGGAGAGAGGACACTACCGGATCTCAATATCCCAGGCCTTTAGATAATATCCACCCGTTTATGCCCCCCGAAGATCTTCCTAGTTATCCAAATTGGGACTGGAAACCTAGGGACTTTTTACAACTAAACGAAATACCTATTAATAGGACTACTAAACAGACACTTTCCGAATTTCTATCGGGTTCTTCATACTACGGGGGTACAACAAAGGAATTTATGTTTAACCCTGATATGAGAGTAAGTAAACACTCCAAGCTTGAATTATTTAGTGACCGAGAGGAATACTCATTAGGAGATCCGCGACCAATGAGTATTACAATGAACGGTTATTACTCTAGTACATTAAAAGAGAGTCCTAACTATCTAGGTCATGATAATTTGATATCAGACAGTCTCGTAGAAGCGCCTTATCAAACAACATATAGACCCCACGATCTGAGTTATATACCTAAATATTTATCCCATATAGATTCTAAGAGATTAAGAAGGACCGGGAATGAACATTTCCATTTAAACCCTGACGGTACATACGGTCTTTATTCCTCAACTGGTGTATTAGCCGATGATCTTTTAACTTCTTACCTTACCTTAGATGATATCAATAAGTTAGTTGAACATTATAACGAAGCCGGTATAACATCTAACCCAATTAACACACTTACTACACCATCTGACACGCGGGGGTTTAATTCTGGCGAATACGATGCACTTCCAGACTTTGAGGTAAGTAGCCTATTCGGATCTCAGGATGGAAAATGTCCTCAGGGATACCCAAATAAGGTAGCCAATAACACATTCGACAAGGGGGAATATCTGTTTACAGAGTCTGGAGAATTTATCTCTGAAAATACAGATAATCCACCCGATGGTAGTTATTCGGTTGGATTAGAACGAATAGATCCTATAGCAGATGTTCAAGATGTCTCACCTTCTCATCAAAATGAAGATCACTATGGTTACGCTACTGTGATAAGTAAAGACGGAAATACATTAGTCGTCAGTCAGGGTAGAATGTACGGGTGCGAACAAAGCGCGTCTATCCAAAGCCAGGTAGACGCTTTACACGATGCATCGCGCACTAAAGCCCCGGAGTCAAATCCTCCGGACGCAAACTGGCCATATGGAGAAGAAGACTCCGCGCATACTGCAGCATGGAGTGCAGCCTTACAAGCCGGGGCTATATTATTTCCATTGAATCCAAAGCGCGCTGGTAAAGTAAGAGTATATAAAAAAAATGGCGACGACTGGGTTTTAAATAAGGTATTTAGTGCGTCAGAAAGTAATTTGGCTGCATACCCACAGGGAGCAAAATCTATAAAACGACCCGGTGCACAGGAATATATATACAAAAATAGATATTATGAGAGTTTTATGGATGGAAAATTTCCCATTATAAGTCAAAAAACCCCGTGGGCACCTGGTTGTAAAAATCACATCTCCTTGAATTCTGACGGAACCAGGTTGGTGATAGGAGAGGCTGGGGGACCAAATAATTTTATTACAACCTATGATTATAAGGGGGGTGACAATTGGTCGGAGTCGGCTGTAATTACCAGTGGGAGCCCCGGGATAAATAATATTATCGAAGATTATTACCATTTAGGGGTATACACGGGGGACAATCTTTACACATTTGGCCCTAATTATGGATACCCTGAAAACCCTACATATGGAATATACCCTCTACCAGAAAGTGTATGGGGTAGCGGATTTGGAAATAATGTAGAGATGTCATCTGACGGCAATATCCTTGCAGTTACTAGCTATATGTCTCCTGCTAGCATTTTCAAATGGAATTCTGGTTCATGGACTCCAATGGGGACCGGAATAACTGGGGTGGCGGACTCCATATCATTAACCGACGACGGGAAAACTTTAGTAACTGCAGATTTTACATCGCATTACGTATATGTATGGGATTATGACCCATCCCTTGACATATGGGTTAATTCAGATTGGCTTCCTTTAATAGCCATCCCCGATTACAGTGAGAAAACCACTGACGCTAGTGTGAACACCAGTCAGCTCTCGAACCCATACCGAAGCGCCCAACACAACCCCTGGTTAGACAACGCCCCACACGGTTCAGTCGACTCTGGAGTATTGATATCCGAGATAGGTTCCTTGGGCGACGACGGCGTGCCGATGATGCGAGAGCCTGGAAAGGGATCTGCTAAATA